TCACAGATGAGCCTCGAAAGTATATCCGCAAGATTAGGGCATGAAGATTCGGGAATAACCAAAGCCATCTACTTACATAGGATGGAGGAATTAAAGGAAAAAGAGAATAGACAACTCGACAAAATGTGTTTTATCGGATAACGAACAAGGGTTCTCTCGACTCACTACTTAAGTGAATTGAGAAAACCCTTATTATTATGGCATTTTTAGTGACTCCGACGGTCTTTGCCGTGAGTTCACAGGAGTTCACTATAGTCCATATTGTACGGTTTGTCAACCGATTTTCTTGTGACCCTTGCCGTTACTGCATCGAGCCAACTTAACTTTTTACTTAACCTCGGACATGATCGCCTGTAGTTTCTGTCTCACCTGATCGTTGGGAGCATACTCCATAAGTTCCTCGAGGTCGGACTTGAAATCGCCCTCCATGCTGTAGCCGTCATCCATTGAATAGCCGTCACGAGAGTAACGGTCTCTTGAATAACGGTCACGGGAGTATCTACCCATGCTGTCACGCTTTGCATTACGCCCTCTGCCTCTCCTCTCGGAGTAGTCACGGGAGTATTCACCGCTGTAGTCACCGCTATAGCGATCCATACTGTAACCGCCCTCCATCATCTCCTCGGATTTGAGGAGGTTTTTCTTTGCATGGGCGAGGGTGTCCATATACTGAACCTCGGTCATCGAGAGTTTTCCACCTCTCTCTGCCTTACGCTCGAGGTCGTCAAGTTCATCACAGATAAATTCTATGAGTTTGTGCATAACTCTCTCCTTTCTATGCTATACGAGCCACGGTCAGGTTAGCGTTCTGTACGAGGATGGGAGGAGCCGGGGTTGTTGCCGGGTCTGCGCTCTCTGACACGTTTTCAACACTTACGTTAAAACAGCATCCTTTGGGAACGTTAATGATTGCCGTGCTGGTTACGTTAAAGAAATTCTCTGTCGTCGGAGGGTCAGTAGCCACGTCCGCCGGAGTGACTATAGCCCTACTCGTGAGTATGGGTTCTCCATCAAGAGCGATGGAAACGGCTATAGGCCCAGCCGTGCCCGTAGACGGAACGGCTATATTGCCGTTGAATGTAACCTGATATCTCGCAAAGCAGTTGTTGGTAACACCACGGAGAGTCACAATACCACTACCATTTCTGTGATATACATACCCTTTGTTACAACCGATGGCTGTGTTAAGGGTCACGGGCTGATTCGGATTGACGGTCTGAATCTCGTTTTTTGTAAACTCTGCCATATCACACCTCCGTTACATTCCGCATCCGCAACCGCAACCATTGTTGTTGCATGTAAAGATGGGAGTTCTGCCGTAAACAGGAGTAGAGGGAACAGGACAGTTGGAAAGCCTGTTGTAAAGCTGATCTACCTCGTTTGAGAATCCCTGTGCGATAAATGCGTTCTGTGCAGTCTGTGACTCACGGAGAGTTGCCATGTTCAACTGGGTACGGAGATTGTCATTCTCTCTCTTGTAGCCATCGAGTTCGAGGGTGCAGAGCTTATCAAGGATGGCCTGTGTTCCACGGGTCTGTGAGTCGATGATGTCTCTTGTATTGTTCGCATCTGCGAACCTTGTTGCGTTGCCCTCGTTCTGAACGATGTTCTGTGTCTGGCAAGTCGCAAGTCTATTCTCGCAACAGCAGTTTGCCAACTGGCTCTGAACGGCATTAAAGCCCTGATTCATAGCGGTCTGATTTGCGAAAGCGGTCTGCATATTTGCCATCTGACGAGCATTAGCACCCTGTTCTACTCCGGCAAAGCCGTTAGCAAGTGCCATCTGCATATCAGAGCAACATCCGCAAAGCTGTGTTGAAAGTCCTGAAATGCCATCACGGATAGAAGTGATGCCGTCGTTAATCATCGCATCACGGAAACCGTTGTTGGTATTAGCGTTGATATTCTGCTGACCAGTCATCAGCCAAGGAAAGTCAGAGTTCCCTCCGTATCCTCCACCAAAGCCATTTCCATTGTTACCCCAACCGAGTAACAGGAGCAGAATGATCCAAGCCCATGAGTCGCCACCAAAGCCGAAACCTCCGTTGCCGTTGACCATTCCGCCCGTAGGTGAAACGAGCATAGTTGCACCGATTCCGTTCTCATCTGTAAGTGCCATAATTTACCTCCTATAAGTTTTTGTAGGTTAGGATTTCTACTCGTACGCTGTAGAAACCGTTTATATAAAGCACGTCTGCTTTATAAGCCGAATATCTTTTTTATCATCGGGTTGTTCCACATCTGCATGGCACTATTAACTTGTGCCTGATTGAACATTCCCCGGTTCATGCAATACTGAATTACGTCATAGGGATTGTTTATGTTCTGTGGTAGGTCTATCCCAAATTTCTTTTTAAGGAACTGAATACGATCAGGGGCTTGCACCATCTGCTGATAGATGTTCATAAGGTCGTTGATATTATTCATCGTCCTCATCCTCCTTTACGGGTTTCTTCATCGGCTTGATAGACTTGAGCCGTTCCTTGATGACTCTTATCTCCTCTTTAATCGCCTCTATATCGCTTATTATTCCGTCAATGGTATCGTTCATAGCCTTACCATCTAAATCAGCCTTGTCGGGCGGATTTGAGGGCATGACGGCATCTTCTTTTATAAGCCTGTACTTTTCAAATCTCGGGCTTTCCAGTTGTGAGAATCCCATTGTCTTTGTATAGACATACGGAGCATTCTCATCCTTAAATGTCACGCTGTTTCCGAGACCAACCGGGTAATTCCTTGCAAATTCTTCATTTGGAGCAGACAAGAATCCACCGTTCTGAATCTGCTGTGGCTGTTGCAGCTGCTGTGGCATCTGATTCTGTTGTGGTTGCTGATATCCGTACTGTTGATACTGTTGTGGATATTGCTGTGGATACTGTTGATAAGGGCTAAAGAAATTGGGCATGATTTACTCCTTTCGATACCAAACATAAATAGGTATTTCGTTGCTACTATCCCATGCATCGTATATGTCACCATCTTTAACGGTTACGACATGAGTTCCCGTTCCTAAAACATAAATACCTTTGGGGTTATCCTTGCTAAACATGCGGATTGTGTAACAGTTTGGACAATAGTTTGGAATGGTCTTTCGATAAAAACCTCTTTCCCGGAGAACAGACCCCCAAACGGAATCTGAGTGAGGCATGTCTCCCATAGAAAGACCATTAGAGCAAATTAAGATATATGCGGTTTCCCAATCAGTATCTAGGGCTTTTGAAACGGCTCTGATTGAGCAATCGTCTACACTTCTCCCTGTAGGATTTGGGTTATATTTTATCCACATAGGTTTTTCTCCTTATGGGATAAGCGTAATATTTGGGACCTGTGTTGACGATGAAATGCACGGGCAAGTTTCGTGCAATTTTTGGGCATAAAAATAGAGCGCAACTCATTTCTGAATTACGCTCTTAAGAGAGGTAGCATTATAAATGTGAAAAGATTTTGCGTTCGCCTTTGTAGACGATATTCTTTATCTGTCTGACGGACATATCAAATTCTTGCAATCAATTCAAACGTCAGACCATCGAATAATCTTCTACGAAGTATTTCTCTGTCCCTTTCAGAATTCTTGCCGATAATCCACTCATTGATTAAGGCATCTATTTGCGATTTTGACAGATTATCCGGGATCATCTTCTTTTTGCTCCACGTCCAACATTACGGACACGTCCTGTACCGTGACAGCGTGGGCATTGATGATAACCGGAATTACCTCCTGTTCTTCTCACTCTGTATCTCCGATGTATGCTCTGTCTCACTCGTGCCATAGTTTATATCTCCCATTCCGATAACTGTTGCATCACCCTCGCCTGTCTCAACATCTTGATTTATGTATTCTTCGTAATACATAAACTGACTCTCGTACCATATCCACATAGCATTAGTACCGACAAGCAGAATGATAAGTAATATGCATATTATCCACAATCTTTTATTAGCCTTTGATAGCCTGTCAGCCATACTCTCGGCAACAAAGAACGGGATCATTACCACCTTATCGTTATCGTTCATTTTTTCTCCTTGTTGTAGCCAATATTGGATATTCCGATACAGGCCCCGATAAATGCATTGATTGCTACGATTGTTGCAGCTATCTGTTCGCCATAAGGGAGAGACCAAATAGAGAACACGGTCTGTACCAACAGAGCCAAAGCTGGAAGAAAGAACATTGCAAGCCATTTCAAAACGTCATAAGCCTTATCGTTAATTCTCATATTACACCTCCTACAATCCTAATTTGCTTAACATATACCCAACGATAGCCGTCAGGATACATAACCCAACATGACTGACTACTGACCGCCACTTCTCACCATCACGACCCTCTAATATGCCTAAACGGTCTCCTTGCTTTTGCTGTTCTTTAGCCATGTTCTCCATGTTGATTGCAAGTCTTTCAACGGATGAGGCTAACCCGGCTATCTGCTGAACAGCATTTTCAAGGTTTGTCAGACGGTGATTCTGACGGTCGTTTTCCTCCTCGATTCTTTTAGAAAACTCCCTATGCTCTGAAAGAGTAAGATATTCGTTATCCATGATTTCCCTCACTTGTTGATTATCAGGTACTGGCCCACGTTGATTATGTACGGCTTTTCAATACCATTATCCTCCGCTATTTTGTGCCAATCAACCCCGAATCTTCTGCCGATGCCCGATAAAGTGTCGCCCTTTACAACGACATACTTCTTACCTTTAGCACTTCTCTCCTCAACCAACTCGTTGACTCTCTGCTGAACGGTGTAGTAGTCATATCCGGCAAGCGAGAGTTTGGCTTTTCTGATTATGCCGTTGCCCCATTCTCCTGCCAATACTTCATTGGCAAGTTGGTCAACATTCTTTTTGTCGATGATAGCAACCTCAACAGGCTGTGCGGTCAGTTTCGGCTCATCCACCCATTGAATGTTGATTTGGTCTTGGTCTACCGTAGTTCCTTTTATCTTCGGGTCACGGATGTAATTCACAGAACCGCCATATTGCCAAATTTCGACAAGAGCGATGCTGTTCAGCTTTGGCGGTGTCTTGGAGTACCTCGCCACCCAATGAGGGAACATGATAAGTTTGGCATCGTCAAATCGTGAATTGAAGTGGCTCTCGGAAGTGTATATACCACAAGCGTAACCGTTGTTTATCATCGTTTGGCAGAACACGTTGATGATGTCTGTTAGGTGAGTGTAGCCTTGGTTCAGCATCCGACCCTCAACATCATAGTAAACATGGGTTATCTGCTTGCCCTTGAGGTATGAGATAAAGTAGTTCGCTTCTTGGAGTGCATCTTCGGTTGAAAAAGCATTGCCGTAGTAGTAAGCACCAATTTTCATCCCGAGTGCCTTGGCTTGA